TTTGCCTTTGCGATCTTATCGATCATCTCATATAACTCTGGGGTTCTTGTTCCAGGTTGCTGTTCAGTTATCATATCCAAGTTCCTTCTTCAGTCTCGCACTCACATGTTTCCTATGAATACGGACATTCACGATTCCATTCAAGTATTTATCGTCGAACAGAACCTCACGATCAATTTGCTCCATCATTTCGAGCAGGTTCAGGTCTCCCTTTGAGTATCCGAACCGTATTATCTCTCTTATATATCTGTCTGATAAACCGTCGTTAACTGCCTGCTTGATCACTTCGTTCGAGGACCAATAGTTTTTCCAGTCAGATTCTACAAGAGTTTTCTTTCTACGCTTCCTTGTCTTGGTGACGGGGAGAGTCTTTTGTCGATGAAATCTCTTCTGTCCGACATACATCTCGCCCGTAACTGAGTCTGTAATTAGATAAACAAATCCAACCCAATCGGGGTCAAGGTCATCATATTCAGGTGCGAAGGGTTTACCCTCGTACAACCAATCCTTGCTCATAAAGTATTTCCCGATTCTTCAAATGTTCATCTTCAATATCTTTCTTGGACTGACCGAAATACTTTACTGCCAGTTTCTTAATTATCATCGCATCGTTGATTGCCATCTCACGATCAAACTCGGGCAAGAAACAAATCAGTTCTCCGAGGATTCTTCCGTACTTGCCTTTGCCGTCAAGGTGAGTGCGTAGGGTGAAAGTGGACCCAACTTTGATATGGTCTTCGATATATTGCGCGGCGAGTTTACCACACTTCTTTTCTTCAAGGTCTCGAGTACGAGACTCAGGCGTATCAATGCCATATAGACGAATGCGCTGATTGCTGAGGATAATATCAAACCCGCAGTTAATATCCACATCAACGGTGTCACCGTCAACAACCCTGCGTAGTATAGAACGGTATTCATACATCCTTAATCCTCGTTGCAACCATATGTGGTGTTTTTGTTCACCATTGTGTATGGCGTTGTTTGGGATATCTCGAAACTCTGCGTGGCAGTGTCCCATGTCATTTCGACGTTCCAGTCTCGACCCTCAACCCTAATTCCTTCGAGAATCAATCTGTCTTTCCAGACATGAATCCTTCTGACATCAGTCAACTCTACCTCATCAGGATCCCGAATAAACTCTGTCACGAACCCATTGACGCAGAACTCCCTTTCTGCCCAATTGTAGTCGCCATCTTCAGTATATGCCATTACGACTACTCGGTGTCTGCCATCTGTCCAATTCTTAAAGTTGACTGTCTGACCGAATCCAGAATATTTAGCATCGGGGACGTTCGGAAAGGCATTTTTCACATCTACCCTTTGACCGCCTACAGGAACTTCAAATGTGAATATATCATCAACATAGATTTCTACAAAGGACACTCTCTCGGTAGGATGTAATGTCCATCCTCTGATACCACTGATGTTCGCATTTGTGCTATCCTGCGTAGGAGTCTCGATCGTGACACGGATATCTGTGTCACGAACTTGGGCATGAGCAGTAAGAGCACACAACAGAACCAAAGATAGTGTGCACAAAATTCTCATGCTTCTTCGACCTCTACAGGTGAACCGCACATCGGGCAAAATGAAGGCATTTCATCATTGTCTTCGATGAAGACCTGAGAGTCCTTCTCACAAATTTCACAATTGATTTCGAATTCCATTATTTTTCCTTATTCTCAAAAGTCCCATTTACACGGAACGCCGTTACACGTTCCAGGTGCTACAATACTAACTGAAGTTCTTGATTCGGATTTCAGTATCACCCTGTGAGTGATCCCGCAAGGCATATACAATAACTTATCCATTTCACCAAGTTCTATCGACTTAACCTTTCCTTCATGCTGACTGAAATACTCCCAAACGGTTTCTCCCTCCATATTAAAGGCAAATACATCATACCCATCTACATGCCAAGGTAATGTTGCTGCTGCACCCTCGACACCTGCAGATGTGAAACAACTCAACGTTGAAACCTCAGCGTACCTTTGCCTCAGTTGTTGGAGGAACTCTGGAATTATTTCTGGTCTTTTAGTTAATTCCATACATCTGAGGACGTGTGCCCTTACACTCTCTTCTTCCTCCGGATGTCGGTCTATCTTTCCAGCATGCCAACCCTTCGGAGCTGACGCACATACCGACCAAAATTCATCAACAGATATCGCCATTTCTTTGATATCTTCAGGGAAAGCATACACCACAGGTCTGTTTTCGTTTCTTGTCGTAACCTTTCTTGGCATATATATTACGCTGCTGCAGCGCCCCATATGTCGTTCCAGTCACCAGACAGCGCACCGCGTGCATAGTCTGTGCTTCTGTTCTCGAAGAAGTTTGTATGTGTTGGAGCATTGATCATCTCTTCAACCCATAGCAGTGGATTCTTCTTCACTTTGAATAGACCTTTCATTCCAAGTGAGATCAGTCGACGGTCTGCGATGTATCGGATGTACATCTTCACATCGTTCGCTGTAAGGTTCTCCATTGGACCAATCGCAAAAGCAAGGTCAATGAACTTGTCTTCCAACTCCACCATTTTTTCTGCGATTGAGTAGATCTTCGACTTGAGGTCATCGTTCCAGATCTCGATGTTCTCTTCAACATACTGACGGAACAACTTGATCATGGACTCAGCATGCATCGTCTCGTCGACGATGGACCAAGTGACGATCTGCCCCATTCCCTTCATTTTACCGTGTCGGGGGAAGTTGAGTAGCATGATAAACGAGGAGAACAACTGCATACCCTCCGTAAACGCCGAGAATGCCGCGATATTTGCTGCAACCGACGCCGTGGTACCATTCTCCCCCGATAACTCGAGGAAGTACTCGTGCTTCTCTCGCATTGCCTCGTACTCGAGGAACTCGTTGTAGGTGGAGTCGGGCATACCCAAGGTTTCTATCAGGTGCGAGTATGCAGCGACGTGGAGCGCCTCTCTCGCAGCGAAACCCATAAGCATCATGCGTACTTCTGGTTGCTTGAAATATGGCAGATAATTGTTGACATATCCACCTGCTACGTCGATATCTCCCTGAGTGAAGAATCGGAAGATATTTGTGAGGAATGCTTTCTCCTCATGTGACAGTTTACGTTGCCAGTCTTTCACATCTTCTGCCATTGGCACTTCAGTGTGTAACCAATGCGATTGTTCGTGCTTCAACCATGCCTCGTATGCCCATGGATACTGGAATGGTTTGAAGTAATCTCTTTCGTCCATTAGTGTCAGTTTTGACATTTTAACTCCTTGAATTGCTCCACCATGTCACAAGAACTATCCTGTGACCCTCGTATACCCTTGAAACGCCATGTTGCAAATCAGGTCCATAACAAAGAGTCTCACCATCATTTATATCAATGACATCGGGGATTATTGCGTCCCCGTAAAAGTCCTTACCTTTTTCCCGTACTGCTTCCATATGACTGGGTCTTCCAGATTGTTCATAGCGTGCATTGACTACTGACCACCCACCGACGAGATCTTTTGACTCGAGCAAGGTAACCAATGTCATGTCAGATGTATTATCTGTATGTACTTTTGTGAAAGATCCAGGGGGGTACTTCAGAAAATAACCAGAACCGATCTGGTTTTCAGTGCGTGCCCTTTTATGTAGCGTTTTCATGAATCCGCTATTTTGTGCAGATGCAGGGATCTCGCATCTTTCTACTTTAAAAAGGTTATAATATTGCCAATATTCAACATTAGAAAGAGAATGGTATAATTCCATCGCTTCTTCCATATCTTCTTGACTCAATAATCTTTCTTTGGTGTATCCACCCATAACAATACCTAAACCTCAACCTTCGCAGGCAAGGCACTCTTCATCATTCACCATTGCCGACATATCAATCTCTTTGATTACTTGTCGTTCAATACGGGCACTCACCTTGTCTGCCTTACCCAGTTTTTCTGAGCGACAGTAGTACATAGTCTTCAGTCCACGCTTCCATGCGAGGAAGTGGACAGCATGTAAGTACAAGATGCTGGTGTCAGGACGGAAGAAGACATTGAGAGATTGCCCCTGATCGACAAAGTTCTGACGATCTGCAGCGTGTTCAATCACCCAACGCTGGTCAATCTCCATCGATGTCTTGAATACATCTTTCTCTTCTTGGGTGAGAAACCTTATGTGCTGACAAGAACCATCATTGGCGATTATTCCCGACCATATCTCGTCATAATCCTGCTTTGTCTCGCCCGATTCAATTTTCTCTTTAATTTTCGCATCCAGATACTTGTTCTTGTTGAGATATGCACCTGAGAGTGTATCCTGCCTGTAAGCATTCGCCCTAAATGGTTCAATGGACGGCGAAGTGTTTCCCATAATAATACTACTTGAAGCATTAGGAGCGATCGCCATAGTGTGACTAAATCTTCGTCCCGTGCCTGCAGCATCAGGCGCTTCCCCTCGTTCTTCACCAAGTTCCAGGTTTGCATTGTCTAATTTCCTCCTTATGTGCGAGAATAGACGATTGTTCGTTACCTTCGCCATCGCACACTCGAAGGGTAGATTCTTCTTCTGGAGATAAGCATGGAAACCCAGCGCACCTATGCCAATACTCCTCTCTCGAGACGCAGAGTACACTGCTCGCGCAACTGAGGGTGGTGCTTGGGTTATGAAGTGCGTTAGCACGTTGTCTAACATCTCCGCCATGTCTCGAAGGAATAAATCGTTCTTGCTCCAAGCATCATAGTGCTCGAGATTGACAGAAGAGAGGCAGCAAACAGCAGTTCTCTCCTCATTTGTCGGAAGAATGATTTCTGAGCATAGGTTCGATTGATGAACCTTGAGACCGAGTTTTTTCTGAAATTCTGGCAGAGATCTATTTGATGTGTCGATGAAGTGTAGGTATGGTTCACCTGTCTCCATCCTCATCTCTATAATCTTCTGCCAGAGGGATTTCGCAGATACCGTCTCGCGAACTTCGCCCGAATGAGGATCACATAAATTGAATCCATCATCTGCTTCAGGGTCTTGCATGCAACGCTCGATCAATTCCATGAATCGGTCGCTGATATTGATACCATGGTGCAGGTTGAGACATCGACGGTTCGGATCGCCAGTAGGTTTACGCATCTCCAGAAACTCGATAATATCTGGGTGAGAGATATCAAGGTATGCAGCATATGACCCACGACGAGTCTTGCCCTGACGATATGCCAGAGAAGATGCGTCGTATGTCTTGAGGTGCGGAATCACACCAGTTGATTTTTCGTCTGAAGAACGAATACCGAAACCGATACCAACACCACCGCCCATCATGGACAACCAGTTTGTTTCGGACAGATTAGCAACCAGTCCCTCAGCAGTATCCTCGATAAAGTTGAGGAAACATGAGATTGGCATACCCTTTCCCGTGCGCCCGTATGCGAGAATGGGTGTAGAGTAGGACAACCAATGCTTGGATGAGTATTCGTAGAGACGTTGGGCGTGTTCTGGGTCAGAACCGAATTTCTGCGAGACGAATGCGAACCTGTGTTGCGGAGACTCTTCGTCGTCACGCATGTAAGATTCTTTTAGTCTTTGTATTCCAAGGGGGTCAAATAGTTTGTCGCGGGATAGGTCAATTTCAATGCCAAGGTAATTTTCTTTCACTTCAAATCCTCACTGTACAGTAGTTTTTTATCAGGTAGGATTATATAGCGTTATTCTATTTCATTAGTCGTTTTCGTTTTCCCATAACTTCAATATAATTTCGAGTCAGGACTTTATGCTTTCGCTTCTTCGATCCCATGTCCTTGGTGTCTTGAGGAATACCTGCATCAGCGGTAGTCATCATTTCTTCCACATGGTCTTTAAAACTTTTCATTTGATTCCCCTTTATAGTCTCAACTCGCCAGTTGTGACATACATCATTTGTTTAGTTTTTAAATGAGTCACTTCGTATACAGGGACCCCAAGAGATTCTCCGATAGGATAGTTGTCCATATCCACAATTACGGTATCGCCCTGTGCACAAAGTTCTTCGCAAGTTGAGTTTACGAGTTTCGAAGTTGCGATTTTATACTTTCCTGGAGACAGCATTGAGTCTTCAGTTACAAACCACTGAGTTGACTCATCCAAGAAACCGAGAGGGTCGATGCCTGCTCGTTCAACAATTTTATCAATTGATTTATCAGACAGTTGTAAATGCTCTTTGATCAAGAACAGTGCGGAGATGTATGAAGCAAACTTGCTGCTACCGCCTGGAACTTTCGCTAACAACTTTTTGAGATTGAATACGAGTCGATGGAATGCGTTGTAGGCAGATTTTTCTTCTGGCGTTTTTGCCTTCTTAATCTTATTGCCCTTCTCATCGATAAGACCCAGTTTATATGCAGTGGTGTCTTCGAACTTGGTCGTCAACAGACGCAGGAAGCGTAATGTATAGGCAAGGTCACCTGCTCTGGATAAGATTCCCATTAGAGTAGTTCCAATTTTTTTATAACCCAAGGGTCAGACTCTATACCATCAAAGTCATTTCCCCTGATTGCCTTCAAGTACTCCAAGAAGGGTTTGATGATGGGCAAACTCTCTGCCCCAACCTTGTGCATTAACATAAGAATAGCAGGTTCGTTACCGAACACATTTAACAAGACGGTGATGTGATTGAGTAACAATCTTTCGCGCAACTCGTCCCCACGAGTATAACGATTCACCAACCTCTTGATATACTTGAACCTGCTCAGTTCTTCGTAAAACTCATCGGCATCAATACAACGAGGAGTATGATAATGCTTTGCTGCATAGATGAGAAAGTTCTCATCATTCAGTTCTTCAAATCTCATAATATAGACCGCTTTTTATGACTGTGATTTTAAATCCGCAATCATGTTTACTTTTGTTTTGCGCTTATCAAGTTCTACGCCCAACTCTCGAGCAACCTGCTCAATCTGCCCTTTGGTCATCTTCTTCAGTTCTGCATCAGATGGAACTTGAGGTTTTGGTTCGGACACTTCCTTTCCAGAAGGAAGAAATCCAATCCAGTAGATGATGACACACAATGCCAGCGCTGCTGGGACCAGTAATAATAATTCGCTCATACTCACCTCTTATGCCTTTGGTCCGCGAGAACCCTTGTTTGCGTTAGTCGCAGGCACCTTAGCATACTTGCCCTTGATCTTATCGTCAGCATTACCAGAACCAGTCATGCGCTTCTTGAAATTAGCAGTTGAAGCAGCAGATGGTTTCTTCGGGTTTTTAGGATCCCTTTGGTCTATCTTGCTCATGTGGTCAGTAGTCTGCGCGTCTGCCTTCTTCTTGTAGCGAGTCAGAAGGTTCTTTGACAGTTCGTCCAGTTGCTCTTCAGACAGAGACTCAACGAATTGGTCAACGTCTTCTTTAGCGACCTTTGGAAAGGGTTTCATGTCACCGTTATCCAATTTATCCGTGCCACGACGATTGGGCGACTGACTCTTAACTGCATCAGCACCTGCCTTCGATACATCATCAACTGACTGGTCATACTTGACCTCAAACTCTTTGTCAGACTTCTGGTGCTGGCGGATAAATTCTTTAGACTTGGGCGACTCTTTGTCGACCAGACCTTCGGGTTCAGTAGACGACGTATTGTGCTTGTCGTACTCTTTGGTATTGGGATTAGTCTTTGATTGACCAAGAGGTTCCATATCCTGAGCAGGTTTGTTCTTGCCCTTGAAGTTGAACTCTTTGCCATATGGCCACTCGTTAGCAACCTTTTCCATGAAAGTAGCAAAGTCGATAACGGGAGCATTGAAGTCAAGTTTTGGTTCTGTCGACTCGGACACGCCACCCTTTGAGTGCTTCTCGGGGTCGCCTGCCTTCACCTTTCCCATAGGATCTTGAGGTTTCTTTGCTTTCTTTTGCTGGGCACCTTCAACAGATTCTTTATCAGGAGTACCTGGAACAACTTTCTGCATCGGGTCTTGAGTGGACTCACTGTATGATGGTTTTGAGTTCTTTTCAGGATCACCTGGAACACACTTCCCCATAGGGTCTGATTTCTTCTTATCGCCCTTTCTGGGATCGCCACCTTTGATGGGATCAGCAGGTTCGTTTGCTTCTTTGTTCAACATCGCCATATCTTTATCATCGATATCGCCGTCGTTGTCCTTGTCGAAGTGCTTCTTCTGCTTGGCAGAAAGTTTCTTGCCTTCCTGCACTTCGAGGTATGCTTCCCATACACTCTTCATTTGCTTGAGGTCCATTATTTTTGCTCCTGGGTATTTTGTTCGGTAGTGTTATTTATACTCTCTTTCGACTTGGTTATTTGGTCTTCGTAGTATATGATAACTGCTTGCTGTTGCTTTATATATCTTCGGATATCGGCGAGGTTCAGAGACAGATTTTCGTAGTGCGGAACAGAGATTGCAAAGAATACAAGGTCTCCATTATCGTTCTCGAAGTTCTTCTCAAACTCATCAATATTGTCAGTGGTAACAGTGTACCACTTCACGTCCGACATACTGATCGGACGAGGAGATCTCTGTAGAGGAATGTCGGGCGTCTTGTAGACAACCTGAGTTACTACAACCTCTTCAGGTTTACTGAGGAGACTGCACCCCGTCGTCAGTAGCAGCACCACTGACAGACTCAATAGCGTCAAACGCTTTCTTTGTCCCATTGTTTACTCTCGTTTCTATTAGTCCAGGTTTCTTGAGTGCCAACCTCGTGAGGTCATGCTTACCAAACACCTCAATCAGTCGGTTACGACTCTCTTCGGATTCTTCTAATCTCTCTTGAAGTTCCTCGTTCAACTCAGCATTGATTTCTGCTTGTTGCTCCATACCTTCTATTGTTGCCATATTCGTTTCGTTTGCAAGTTTCAACTCGGCATTATTTGCGTGTAGTTGTGCAATACGTGCTTGGGTGTCAGTATAGTAGAACCAACCACCACCTGCGATCGAACCTGCTAATAGTAAGACGAGAAGTATAGGCATTATTTCGCTCTCTTGCGGAGTTCCTTTGTGACCATGATTTGGAACTTACGCTTTTCTTGAGGTTTCTGCAAACTATCGAATCGCTTGAGCAGTTTGTCAATCATTGCTTTGGGTAGTCGCGCAGTACGACCCTTGGGAGATACGATAATGTCGTGATTGCCCTTGAGGTCTTGTGCCTTACGGAGTTGCATGACGATGTTGCGATCGCCTGCCTCCATAGAACCCATATGCTTCTTGCCAGTACTGGTTTTGGTTGCACTCTGCTTCTTCGGCGCTGCTTTCTTCGCCTTTGCTACTCCGCGCAACTCGTCTTGTGCCTTTGCCTTCAACTTTCGTAACTCGACAGAAGAACGAGGCAACTGACCACCTGCAAGTTCCTTCATCTTATTGCGCAGTTTGGCAGACATTGCCTCACTAATTGTTTTGCTTTCCATTGTAGAAAGTCTGCCCAGTTTAGTTGAGGTGGAAACCTCTTCCATAATCCTACGACCATCTGTCTTGTGGACTGTCGCCTTATGTCCAACACGATTGGTCTTATTGACCCGATCGGCATATTTCTGTGCGCCAGAAGAAGTAGGGTGATAGTGCTTGATCATCTTCTTGCCCCCAGGTTTTGTGACCACCACAAGATGACCTGCCTTGTCAGTATGGTCACGAGGGTCCATTGACTCTTTCTGAGTAGCACTTCCACCGACGTTGTAGCGAGACTTCGAAGTCTTACCAGTCTTGATATTTCGAGACACCTTATACCCGTTGCCAGAAGTGGTAGTAACTGACTGCCCACTTGTGCCACCTGGTGCTCCCTTGCGCCCACTCGAGCGCGAGGAGGATGAAGATGAGGATGAGGAAGAAGAGGATGAAGTAGAATTTCTCATTGGGTTCTTCTTGACCATTAGGAATTCGTCAACCGATTCTTTTTCGACATCTTGATGCGCCGGAACCATTCGCACCTTTGTCTTACCATCCTTGTCTTTGAAGTTTTGTGGTTTCTTTGCAGATGCATTGGTGTGGAGGTCAGTGTCAGTCTGTTGAGAATCTTCGTTTTTAGGCACGCAGTTGTTGACCACCTTACCATTCTTGACCTTCGTCCCAACTTTCTTATGAGTATCCCAGCATTCTCCCTCGTTGACGCCTTCTTCGACCTTTCCTGCTGCCATACCACGAAAGTATTTCTTTGCATCAGAGGGCGTTGCTCGCTCAACGTTCTTAACGAAATCTGGTTTCTTGAACATCTTTCGCAGGTCGCTTTTAACCTTTGCTGGAGAACCATCAACGAAAACTGGTCCCAAACCTTCAATGTCAACTCTTGATAGGGATTCGCTTACACCTTCTGCTTCTTCTTTCATGGGTTTCCAACCTCCACCTGCTGCCTTGTATTGTTTTGCTGCCCACCCATTTGCATATGCTGATGGGTAAACATCGAATTTGGATTTCGCTTGTGATTTAAACTTCGCCCAGAGTTTTGGATTCGTTGGCGTGTTCTTCTCATCAATTGATTCATTTTTATCTGTCTTTACCATAACTGGTTTACCACCCTTTCCTGAGCGATCAGCAACAGGGTCTGCTCGGCGCTTTCTTCGAGCAGAAGAACCTCTTTCCTTCTTACTCATACTGTGCGCTTTAGATCGTGGCATGCACTTGGGTTTACCTTCACCCTCTTCTCTTGCACAATCTCCCTTAATCTCGCCGTCAGTACCAACCCGAACCCAATCGCCTTTCTTACCCTTTCCGAACCACTTGCGGAGATCTTCCCCGACCTGTTCGTAAGGACGACCCTTGTGCTTTATGGCACCCCGCTTCATTGCCTTCTTACGATCCTTCATCACATGAGATTTGTTGAAAGTCTTGGCATGTTTGGCAACAGGGTTGTTGATCTTGAGGTTAGTTTCCTGTGAATTGACTATTTTACTTCCAGAAGCAATCTTTCCGTCCTCACTGGACTCGTTGGGTGTTAACTCCTTTGCCCTTTTCGTCGAGGCATCAGTTCCCCATTCGTGCTTGCTTGGTTTATATTTGCTCATTAGCAGTTCCATCTCCGTCGTGCTGCTTTGCCTCTTTCTCCGTCCCAACTTCGCGAACGAGCGCAAAAAGATTTACGTCTTCCTGCTGCCTTGCCCTTTGGATCAAGTTTAGAGGGTTTTGTAGTAACAGCTGTCTTTAGATTCCCGCCTGTCTTCCTGTTTTCGGCATCGACACCTTTTTGGGTCAACCCAGCGCCATCATCTACAGAGCGTTTATGTCCAGACTTGACCCCACCCTCAGATAATTGTAGAAATTCGATAAACCGCTTCATTTCATTCCTCATATTTCTGTCGGGCATAAAAAAGACCTATCAAGTTGCCCTAATAGGTCTTATTTATACCATCTTTGAACTACTGTTTCATTTCTTTCCTGACCACGCCTGTGCGCCAAAGAATGCGGCGACAATACCAGCAACGGACACAAAGTAGACTGATGCCATTGATCCGAGAATCTCTGCTGCTTGGTGCAGGTTCATGATCTCAGTTAGCATAACAGTTGCAGGATACAGTAACATACCCGACAGGGCGAACCATGTCATTCTGCGTTGTGCATCGCGCATCAGGTCTTGATCTTCGAGTTCCTTGCGGCGAAACTCCAGATACATATCATGTTCTTCTGTAGTAACAACAGAATCACCATTAGTATCTGCTGGGTGGAATCCTGCCTTTTCGATTTCTTCTGCCATGTTACCCCCTATTTGGTTTTAATGATGTCATAACCAACAGGATCAACTGTCTTGATATGCACAGCATTTCCATCAACAGTTTTCAACTTAAACTCAGTTTGCGATTTAACCTTCACAGTTCTACACGTGTATTGCTTTGGGTTGAAGTGTACTGTCTCCGAACCATCCTCGTTCTGCACCTTACTGGCGGGGAAGTAGATGGTGACCTCAAACTCGTCGATAAACCAAGCGAGGATCCAGTCCCAGATTCTTTGCCAGATAGTTTTCTTCTTCATGATAGCGGATTGTCCAGTACTTTCTGAATTTTATCTTCGAGGTTATCCTCGATCTCTTTTATCTTGCGGTCTGTTTCGCTGACAAGGGCATCTCTCTTCGTTTCAAACCTTTCGTCTGCCTTGTCAATCATTGTTCGGACTTTGTCCTCTGACTCGCGTACCATATCTTCGATACGGTCTGCCTGTGACTCAACCGAGAGTATATCATCTCTCAGGTCGGACTTAATATCTCTTGTGTAGTCGATTGCCTCGTCGAGTTTCGTTTCGATAACGTCATTCCTTGCCTCGATCTGACCGACGTCAATGTTCTGGATAATCTCTTTCATATCCATGTAGTCTTTGTAAAACTCAAACGCACCCCAAGTCGCCCCACCAAGTGTAGTGAGCGCAGTGAGCAAGATCATCATCTTACCGCCCTTGAATGTCATACCGCCAAATTCTACTTCAGCCATCTTTTCCTTCCAATTCCTCTATATCGTCTTGCAATATTGCCACATCCTTTTGGAGCAGATGAAGTTCTTCTTGAACTTCAAGTGCACTAACCAAAAAGGTGACCACAACCACAATGATCGCAATTAGGTTTTGTATGGATATTGTTATCTCTGTTTCTTTATCTAATTTTGCCATAATATTAGGGGGGCAGTTACCCACCCCCCATCTCCTTATCCTTTTTTCCAAATTGTCCAAGCACCATAGGCACACAGTACCATTGCTGCTAACTTACCAAGTGGACCGAGTAAGAGGATCGAACCCCCTACGCCAAGACAGACTGCTCCATCTAATGAAGTTCTTTCTGCCATTCTTGCTTTTAACCAGTCCATTTTATTCTCCTATTTTACAGTTACGTTTGCGGTGTCCATTCCATGCGGCAAATCCACCAAGACGCAATGCCCAGTATGCCAGATAGTTTAGGAAGTGGAAACCATTTTGCTCTATGTTGATGTCTCTGAAGATAATGTCCATATCTTTTTGAGTTTTCCATCCACAGTTCTTCTTCCAGTCTCCTTTGTTTTTGGTGTATAGGGTTTCATATTTGTATCCATAGTCGTGGACAAGTCCACCCACCAGTAGAACACCGACAGGAGACAACCAAGATGCCAAGAACTTCGGCACTGATGCTCCGTCGAATACAAATCCTTTTGGTACCACATAGTCGACGCCATCAAGTGAGTAATGCCAATCCTTGACAATTTCCCAAGTGCGCCCACCAAGTAACCACATTTTGATTGCTCCCCAAAATCCCTTACCTGCCGTGGCAATCCTAACGGGTTTCATATGGGGCATATCTTTGTACTTGAAGTTGACCAGAACCTTGTCATTGTCAACACCAAATAGGTTGACGCCAAACCCGATAATGATCAAAACAAAAACTGTTGTGAACATCCAAAATCTTACTGCGAGGTCTAACACGAATTCCATTGTTGCTCCTTATTGCTCGAATTGTAAACTGCGGAGATTGGCAATCTCCTGTTCTAACTTTTCTACTTCTAATCTTTTCTTTCTCAACTCTAACTGGTAGAGTGTGTTACAATTCAACCTTTGCTTCGGCGCACCCAGCGGGATGTTTATTCTTCCGTACACACCAATGTCCCGTATGAATTGGTCTTTGTTGTACCTTTGCGCCATATATGGATCTTCCTGCGACAAACGGTAGAGAGGATCTTCTTGGTTTAATATTCCGACAACACCGAACTCAACATTAGTTGATGACCCAATTGCCATTGAGCATTCTGTGTCTCCCGCCCGAATCCTATCCGTTTGGAAACTCTGCTGTGCCTGCGGTAACGCCATATTCAATGAAGATGATTGCGCCATAACTGATGCGGGCATAATAAAAATTATCAATACAATTATTTTTTTCATTTCGCCTTTGAACAGATTCGGGTAGATACTGCTGCCTTCGTCTGATCATCCTTTAATATTCTGGAAACCGAACAAATGTAGACTGCCACATCCATTTCGGATTTCCTAACATAAACATCAACTTTCTTCTTTTTCAAGTACTGTAGATGTATCACCTTCTCGGGTGTCACAAATGGTACAGGTTCCATATCACTGTCGAGCACCTGCACCGAATAGTAACTCGTGTCTTTCCTTCTATTGAACAGTTCCATCTCAACTTTAACAACATTCGTAATATGAGATTGCTCCCAAGTTGGATATGTCGGTGTCCAAACATGCGCCGATACACTCAAAGGAATCAGCAACAACAACCATAACAAACGCACGAATTACTTCGCTATGCAATCTGCTTGAACTACAGACCGATAAATCCCTGAAGGGAACGCACGATCAAATCCATATGCAACATCAGAACTAACTTTGAACCAAGTGCTACCAGCAACGGTCAGGTCATACTCTGTTTTATTGTCATAGGTGACTTTATTAGTCTCATAAGTCGACATTGTGGTTTCGGATACCTCACCCACCTCTGTGGAACCAGTCCAAGCAGTATTATCAATCAGTGTCGGACTCTCGCTGAACGACATAGGGTGGGCAATCACTGCTTTGTAGTAATTCGCCTGAAGCACGTCGAACCTCACGATGGGTTCTACACCGCCGTCAGCAGCATCAGTGCTGAGCGTATCTGGCGTGGCGTTACCGTAAACACCTTCCGTATCGGTGATAATTTGACACTTTGACTGGACATTACCAACAATGGGTGTTTCTTCAGCAAAGGAAGAACAGGCAAAGACTGCTGCGATCGCAGGAATTACTAATTTTTTCATTTGGTTTCTCCTAATTTGTATTGTTGCTCGACCATCTTGTTGTGTAGCACGTCATTACTATAACCCAACCTTCTTGCAATTCTACTGTCAGGAAGAACAGAGTCTTTCAATTGCACTTGCTCTTCATATCCTGGATCCCTCATGGCAATACCATACGAGGCAGGCGGGATACTCATTGCTTCCAACTGGTTGTGTAGAACTTCGCTGGGACCCTGCATATCGTTCAGAGTGAAGGTTCCTAACATCACCTCAAGTTCCGTCAACTGCAGTTTCTTTTTCTCTTTGTCTTTCATCTTCTCGAAATCTTGTCTTTCTTGATCTTCGTCTCGAAATACTTGTTCTCGGTCTAACTGATCTTGAAAGGACTCGCCAGCAAGTTGTAGGTTAGTTTCGTCTGTTTCCGGAATCGTTCTGTTGTAACCTGGACACGAAGGATTTGCTTGAGGGTCGATACACTTGTCATCATAGCGATATGTGTATACGACTGAGGGATCAACAACCTGCCCATCACCTTCTACGGCGATTGAACCGTCTCCCCAATATTGCACGTCGATGTAGTCAACGGGAACAATCCTGTTGATGGTATTTCCAGGTTGCCCACTCCAGTCATCTCTTGACCTGAAGATATATCCACCATCGATGGCGTTTTCGTTTTGAACGGTAACAACCATCTGGTCTTCGGGGTTCTTAATCGTCGTGTATTGGTATACGACACCATTGACAGCAAGTCCTGTGTACTGTGGAATGATGTTCTGCATCACCCACTGTTGACCAGTCGCTGCGGCGTTCCCTGTTGTGCTATAGATTACTTCAGAGTAGGAGTAAGAGCAATAACCCAGCAAGAGCACCGCTACCAGCTGCAGTTTTCTGACCGACATCTAATCCCTCCTCTTCGGGTTGTTCTTCTGCCTGTTTCTTCCATGCATCCTTTGCTTGGTCGCCAATCAACCCGTCAATGGGACAAGGAGTCCCAGCATTCATCATAGCATCAAATACCCTTTTGTCTTGGCACATAAGAGACACTGCTGCCACTTTCATGCCCATATCATAGAGAGTTTTTGAGTTTTTGAGACGCTCACAGTTTTCGTCTGTGAATTGGGTTCCTGTCGAGATACCAAGTATCTGAGTTTGAACTGCACCAGCAACGCCGAACGTACAAAGGTCGGAGTTTGATGTATTAATGGTGGGGGAAATTGCGGAAGCAGGCGGTGACTTCAATTCAGTCTCCGTCCTTCCGTTTGTTGTAATTGTGCTGTTGGTTATAGACTCAGTGCGAATGACATCGTCTATGGCATCGGTTTGCGCAAATACAACTGTACTGCAGAAGATTGCAGCAAGTGCAAGCATCCTTTTCATCTTATACTCCAGTGTTATTATTAGTTTGGAATAAAATTAGTCAGGGATACTACACAAATCTCAATCAAGTTATAATGTTACTTCGTGTCGAACATCTTAAACTGTTTCACATG